TGCTCAGGAGTTTTAGCAGGCTGCGGGTTTCTTCATCAAAAACGCAGTGATCGGCTTGCTTCATGGCTTTTGCTATCAGCTCAATATCCTTGTCTGTTAGAGTGCGTTCGCGCTGCTCTTCACTTTGTATGTTTGTCATTCCTCAGGCTCCGGTTCGTTGGCCTTGCTGCGCTTCTTGCGTTTCTGCTGCAACAGCCAGACGCGGTATTTATGATCGCCGGGGTTTGCGAACTTTTTTGGCAGGCTGTTTTGGTTCACTCTTCGGCTCCGTGGATTCGGTGATGCGTTTGTTGATCTCAAGCTGGATGTTCAGTTGATCTTTGATGGATTGCATGATTTACCCTTTACGGTCCTATGATTAAGCCGGGGAGGTTAGTCCCCGGCTGTTTCATTTATCCGTTGGTTGTTAAAAACGCGAGAGGCACGTTTTTGCGATCGACAACTCGATCCCAGCTTGTAGCAAGGGCCAGCTCAGCCAGATTGAAACCGGTTGCACTTGCGGCCGGAGTGCCGGTGTGCTGGAAGCCGAACGGATGCAAGATCCAGGTCTTGCGTGTCCAGAGGGTTTCGATACCACCGCCACCGCCCTGCGCGGCTTCGCGCTCGACCTCAACAGGAACATCCGGGGTTCCATCGCCATAGCCGAACGCGCCAGCACCGAACAGGATGGAGGTGTACTTGGGCGCGGCGTCAGTACCGAGGGTGCCGCCGGCAGTGGTGTATGGCATGCCATCGTCAACGATTACCCGTTTACCGAGGAATGTCGGAATGGTCATGTTGCCCTGGCTGTCGGGGATGAAGTCGATGTCGTCATTATCCACCATGCGCTTATAGATCATGGAATGCACGGCGATGGCCTGAGTGCCGTCTACCCTGTCTCCCATGGTGAAGGCAGCTGAGGTGAAGTTTTGACGGGTGAACACGGTATTGGCGCCGATATCCGCATTGGTCGCACCAGAAGCGTCATAGACCATATCGCTGCCATCGTTCGCCACGTTGTCTGCCATCACGCCGATCGCAGCTGCAATCAACCGGCGCTGCCACTGGCGTACCCAATAGGTATCAACACGGCTGCGGATATGCTCCATCGCTTTCGGACCCATCGCAAGTTCAGACGCAAGGTCCGACTTGCTCCAGCCTTGGTTCAGAAACACTTTCCGGCTGATCTGCTCGCCCTGGCTCACCTTCTGAGGCGTGGCGATATCGGTCGGATCGTCGTTTGATCGGTTAGGCTCGACACTGGAATCAAGATCGCGCCAGAACGGGAGTTCCGCCAATTTGCCGGGCGCAGTCGCAAGGCCATTCAACAGCGGATTGCTGGTCACGATGCCGGATTGATAGAATGCTGTGAGTTCGGGGGAGTTTACTGCGGGAAGGTCTTGGAATACTACGACATCGATAATGTCGGCAAGCTGCACTGTAGCCATGATTTTTGCTCCTGTCGTTTGGTTTGACCGGAGCAAAAAGGAAAAGCGCCCCGGCGATAAGTGAAACTATCGTCAGCAGGGCGCTTACCCCGAACCATCCTCTGATGCTTATCTCAGATGGCTCATGCTGTGCTATTTAGTTGTGGACCCGTTGTCTGAGGCTGCTCTCGAACGGGCGTAAACACAAAAACGGCGAACCTTTTACAGTTCGCCGTTATTTTGCGCACAATTTTTGGATTATGTCAACTATTTTTTAGGTTGTTCGACGATGCTCTTCAACAAGCCGCTGATATTCACCAGGATTGTTGCGCCGGATGTCAACCAGCTCCGCTCCGCTGTAGTCGGTAAACTTCTTGCCGGCCTTCGCTCCACCAGGCTTACCATGCCCACCGGGGCCGGTCGCCTTTGAGCCGACAACAAAGGGGGCGAACTTCTGGGAGGTCTTAAATTCTTCCTTGAGGTCGTCAAGCGACTTAGCCGAGGGCTTACCATCTTCAAGCACTCTGACCCTCGGCTTGCCGTCGCTGATCTCATACGTCAACCGCTGGGTCACGTGGTGCATCATCAGGTCGGCGTGTTCCCCGAATATCTCGGCGGCCAATGACGCTGCTGCACTCCCGACGGTCAATCCGCTTATCATGGCATCGCGCTCTTCGATCTGCTTTTTCAGTTCTGTCTCTTTTTGAGTCAACTTGTCGTTCCAGCTCTTTTCCAACGCTTCAACGTCACCGCCCTTTTTCGCTGCATCAAGCGCTGCTTTTTCTGCGGCCTCCTGTGCGCGCTTCTTCTCAGCCAGCAACTCGCGGTTGTTGTCCTCAAGTTTCTTGAGGCGTTCGGCAAGGCCTTCGTCCTTCTGCTGCGGCACCCCGTCAACCTTCAAGACAAACTTACCGTCCTTTTCCTCGTACAGCGGTTTGAGGCTGTCGTCGAGGTCGTCGATCTTATCTAGCTGGAATTTTAGCACTTTTACCTCCTATTCGATGTTTGCTTTTTGAAAAGCCAGCGGTTCTAGTTTTTTCATCTCTTCAATCGTCAGCGGCTTGAAATTACGGCCCAATTGCAGCTCCTGAAACCGCTGCGCCGTCAAGCCGCCGTTCCTTAACAGTTTTCCCCGCGTTGGCCCTATTACGTTGTCCTGAAACTCTGCGGGCTGTGTTTTGAGCCATGAATAATAGGTCTGGTTAGCCGGTACGCTGTAAACTTTTCCGGTTTCAAGGTCTAGCGCGCGTTGTGTGCCGCCTTCTTCAAGAAAGCTGAATTTGTCGCTCAGCACGGCTACCGTTGCGCTGCGGCAAGAATTGTGAAGCGGGGGCCTCGGCCCTGAATCAAGCGGGAACGTCTGGCCAGACAATCCCTGGCAGAGTTGCGACGTCCTACCATCCAACACCGACAACCACCTGACGCCCTTTATAATGTCGCTGTTCTGATTCCATACGGCTTGTCGTGCCTGGTTCGCCGCGTGCTGCAGTGCCGTCCTTGTGACTGTCTCAAGGGTTCGACGGTTTGCAGGGATTGCAACGTCCTTAAGGTTTCCGATGATTTGCGAATTGGTCAAACCTTGCGCGTAACCGGCGCGGATGATATTGACGAAGTTTGTAATATCGTTGTCCGTCCATTTCTTGATAAAGGCATCAAGCAACATACCCTCGTCGCGGCCTTTAACGGATAACGGATTGACGGTAACTGCTGTTATCAGTTGCGTTTTGGTCGGCAGGTCAAACTGATATTTTGGCGCTACATTGCCAAGACTGCGAAGCTCAAAACCTGCCTCATATTCTGCGAGGTCTCTGATCTGTTTGTTCAGCTCCGGTATCAGGTCGGCATCATAGCGTTTGCTCAACATAGCTCCTGTGGCTTTTAACCTGCGTTCCATCTGCACCCGGGTCATCACCTTAAAATCTTCGGCGGCAATGCGGCCTAAAAGATCGCGCTCAATGTCGGACAGAATCAAGCGGAGTTCCTTCCAGTCCTGCGCCTTGAGTGATTCCAGGTGAACGGCGTGACGGCTGGCTTGCTCTAGCAGTTGCTTAGGAGTCGATGGCATTATCCCTCCAAAAACTGCGCCAGCATGCCTGAACAAAGGCAGGCCGCTGTCTCGAACTGTCTATGATCCATCACGAAAATAAAATCTGTCGTAACGTCAGGTCTTTGCATTCTGCAATTCATTTCAACAATACTCATTTCCATGAGTTCATGCGTTAAAACTCTTAGCGCGCCAGCAAAATCAAGTTTGTTTATCCCTAGAGTCAATGTCTTTTCACCGAAAGAAAAACACCCTCCGCCGTGGCTATCGTATTTCACGTCGAAAATGTAAGAACCAAGACGAAGCTTTTTAATACGCTTTATTTTAGGCATCATGACATTCCATCACTACTAAACCCACTCTGCGCCCCCGGCATCGTCAGCAAATCAGCATAATCCTCATCCGGCGTATCGTCATCAAACAGTCCGTACCGGCGCATGAGCCTGGTATAGTCGCTCATCGGGATAGCGCCCTGCATAAACCCGGCGACGATCTGCTGCAGCTTCGGCGCGTCAATCTCCATCTCGACAAATTCTTGATTGAGCGTGTAAGCCAATTCGCTGTCGTCTGATCCCATGTAACGAGCCACCCATTGCAGGCACTGCGTAAAGGCTTCGGATACGTTGGATGCTACCAGGGCCAGAACGGAAGTTTGTGCCTCACGTTCACCCATGATCTGACTGGCTGTTTTGGTCGCTGATCCCTGCTGCATGATCCTTGCGCCGAGGCTTACCATCTGATCCACCTTATCGAGCATGGCTTGCCTGACCATTGGGTTCGGCGGTGCGATTGCAAACCCGAATTGTCCACCCTCAGGAACGCCGATCAGATTTCTGCTGCCGGCGTACATGTTTTCTGATTTCATCAATTCGACATGATCTGCGGTTAATCCTGACATGTATGGCTGTGCCTGCCCGCAATAAAAAACGCTGTCCTCATAGTCGGCGCTGTTGCGATAATGGCCGATATTCAGTTCAACAATGCCAAGCATCGGCGGCTGATCTGGCGTAGGCTCGTTGGTTTCGCTCCCGACAAACTGAAACGGGATAACCTCCCAGTTGTTGCCCTGCGCGTCGGTAGGATAATACTCTGATTCCAGCGTGAATCCGTCTGATCCTTTACGATATGTGCGCTCAATGTAAATCCTGGTATCGGTAAGCGGCTCGCCGATCTCGTTACGCGGATAATCCAGCGTCATCTCGCGGATGATCTCGGCAGGCTGTGAGCTGTAACCGTCCGGCCCGACCTCATCGACAGATTCTTTGGTGACAACGAGCGTCAATCTCGTCTGGCTACCCCGCGTCTCCGTGCGCCAGTTGAAAATCTGCTCAGGCTCAAATCTGTGGATAGTCGCTACCACTTCGCCGCTTGCAATCTGTGCGCGGCTGACCTGACCTTCAGTCTGGGGGAAGGACACCGCCAGGCCGGCGCGGCCTTTGCTCAGTACGTCGTGACAAGCCCCCTGGCTCAACTGGTAGATGGAGTTGCCTGCACCGTCAGCGTTTTTGTTGAGGTATTGCATATCATCCGGCGCTGAGAACACCGGCCATTTACGGAATATGGAACCAACCATCCCCTGCGCTGTCTGTCCAGACAAGGCGTAAAAGATCGCCCGCTCGCGGTATTGACGGTTGCGGATGACGTTATCTTCGCTTTTGTCCTGTGGGTTCAGGTAGACAAGATACCTCTCCGTGTTATCGGCTTTGACGATATCGTCAATCTTCTCCCACTTAGGCAGGAGCTTGTCATAAAGCGGGTGCGTTGTCTCAATCATGGTGTCTCCTACATCGCTGAGCGAATGCCTGGAACAAGGACGGGGCGGTTTATCGGATATTTACGGGCGACAAAATAGCCGCAGCTGTCTGTTCTATCATCAATCGACGGATGCTCGTTAAACTTCTCAGGCTCGCCGTTTTTGTCGTATCCCTGCATCTCAAAGGCTTCGGTTAGCTCAGGGCATTTGTCTGTATTGACCTTCAGCCGGCCATGAGCCAACAACGCATTCACGGCGTTTACACGATCACGCACGGCAGGGTTAGCGTTGGGAGCGTCAACGGTGTATCCGGCCTGGCGGATCATGGCAATGTCGGATTGGCTGGCGTTGGTTCTGCTTGCCTTGCCGCTGGCATCTGGATAAACGGTCAAGCGGTGGTCTTTGTAACGCTTGCCCAACTGGTTTATAAAATCCTGCGTATCGTGGCTCACAAACTCATCAACTGCGATTGGGTTGTTATTCTCGATAACAAAGACCGTTGCGCATGTTCCGCCGACATTAAAATCAAGGCCGATATAGATACGTTCTCCCTCTTTTAACTGCCGGTCCGTGTGGTGCTCTTTGCGGGAAAAGAAGTGGTAGACTTTGTTCTGGGTCAGGCTGACATATTCACCTTGCAGGTAAAGGTCGGCTAAAATAGGGTCGTAGTTGTCGCGGATCTGCTGAATGTATCCTGCAGGCAGGAATGGATTGCTCGCTGTAGGCGCTTTGATCGTTACATACCCAGGCTGTTTCTGCTTTTCCCATTTTTGATAAGTAAAGCCGTTTATCCCCTGGTCTGGCGTTGTGACATTGCCGATCGTGTTGGCCTCACCGCACTGTTGCCGGTTGCGCTCTGATACTTTGCGCCAAACGTAAGCCGCTTTTTCACGGGGTAGAGTGTCGAGCTCATCAACAATTGAGTGTGCGACCTGATAGCTTACTATTCTTTCAGGCCGGTCATAGCTGCGAAAAATACAGCTCCCGAACCCGTGGATGTGAATCATGTAGTCGCTTCGGTTAGCGGTTGACGATATTCCTATCCGAGAGAGGGTTTCTTCCATTCCTGGCATTGCACGGAGTTTTATAAGGTCATAAGTCGGCAGATAGAAAGCGGTGTTGATTCCTGGATTTTGAAACATTTTGAGGAGTAGGCGAACAATACCGGCCTCCGTTTTACCGGCGCCAAGGCCGGCCACCATCGCCGGGTGAGGCTCAGGGCAAAAGGCGAACGTCTCTTGCGGCTCTGTTAGTTTAAGGTTGATCTCCACTTGTCGCCCTTGTGATTGTTATGCTGATAGGTTCGGCAACCCCGCATCCTTCTGGCTTATCACGCCACTTGTCAGGTTGTCTATTTTTAAGCCAGATAAAACCGGCGCCAGTATCTGGCGGATAATATTTTATCGTTGGGACAATAAGAGGTTTTCCGTTATCATTGAAAATCTTATCTTCCGGGTGAGAATATCCGCAAGCCCTTTCAAATAAGGAACGAGCAACCTTAGCATCAGCTTGGGTCTTCCCCCTTTTTATGGAGTCAAAAAAACTTGGATGTTTCTTCTTCCATGCGTTTATTGTTTGCTTTGAAACATCGAAAAAAGAAGCAAGTTCATCATCAATGGCACCCAACAAACAGTAGTTATATGCCAGCTCGTCATATTCTGGTTTGTATTCTGTTGGCCTGCCTTGCTCACGTTTCGCCATACGCTCTCCGGGAGAAATACCTGTTCTCTCCATATCATATCATAAAACGGTGATAATTCAACCTTTTGTGTAGTTGTGTAGAAACTGAGTACTCAACTGTGTAGAAATCTACTCAATTTTTTTTGTTATACTTCGCCCCCCGATGTGGTCCTAGGCCTTCGAGGTCCACAGAGCAGAGCTGGAACTTTAGATTGGCTCGAAGTTCGCGTCGAAATACTCCTTCGCCACAAGCCACTGGTCGTCGTGATTCTCGGGGTTGCGCGCAATCATATCTCCGGCTTTTGGACTGCCGTTATCGAGATCTGCCAGACTTACGCTGACCCTTTCGTCGAGACCTTCTCCGGGAACAAACTCGCGCATTTCTGCAATATTCGTGCGGCGGTATTTTTTAAACTCTGACATGCCGTTTCCTTTCTCTATGTGAAAGTCAAAGTGAACCCTGTCCACCCTCTCGTCCCTTTCATCTCTGGTTTGTCTATTCTACCACTAGAAAAGTTGTAAATCAATGGTAAATACTTGTTTTTACACGACAAAGAAAAAAAACAAAAAAAAACTTCTCTTTTCTTATTGACACCGTACGTTGTCCGGGCTATACTGTAATCACAGTGAGGGACAAACCTCACAACAACAAAGGAGGAAGACGATGAAAGTTCAGGCCGACAATATCAACGGAGTTTACGTCGTAGATGATTTTGAGGGCAAGTTCTTAAGCCAGGATGACTTTTACGAGTCCCTGAAAAACAACCAGGATGACGTCATCATCTGCGCAGAGATCGACGAAGACATGGCCGCAAAGATCAATGCGGAATATGGAATCAACTGAACATCAACCGCCCCGGCTTCGACCGGGGCAAGAGGAGAACGACATGGAAGAAAAGATTTTAGAGGTTTTACTCAACATCGTTATGAACGCTCAGATTGGGCCAGATATAGCAACCTGTGGTGAAACAGACTGCTACCACGTTCCGATTGATGACGTGGAAGCAGCAAAGAAAATCCTCGAGGAGGATCGTGCATGGGCTATTGCTAACTCCACTTCCGAACGAGAAAGAAAAGCACTTGAAGACGAGGCAGAATCAAGGATGGAAAGAATGATGCTGCACGGCACAGAATAATATCTTATACCTGTCAACCGCCCCGGAACTCACCGGGGCGTAAAGGAGGACGACATGAGTAAAAATACCGATAAATTTGACGAAATTTGCGGAGACTGTACTGATCTTGAGATGCTGTACATTACTGAGGAAGACGTGCGTGAAATGGCCGCACTGTGGGTAATAGACAGCGAGGAAGAAATCCAGCTTGCGCTGGCAGGTCTTGCCGAATATCAATCTGTCGCGTGGTTCAAAGACTACATCGACGGGTGCCACGCAAATGGAGTCGATCCCTCATCCCCAATCGTCGAGTATAGCAACTGCAAAGAAGCGGAAATCACAGATGATGGCGTGTGGGCGTGTGGCGCATGGTGGGATGCTGAGAAAGTCGCGGCATTCCGCAACTGGATCGAACAACAATGACCGCCGAACAATTCAAGCAGGCCCAAGCCACCCTTGGCCTCACAAATCAAGCCATGGCCGACCTGCTCTGCTGCTCGCTGCGCCTGGTCGAAAAGATGCGACAGGGGGAGCGCAGAGTGTCGGCCCGAACTGAGAAATTGCTGAGGAGGGAACTTGATACAAACTATAAAAATACAAAAAAGTAAAAATACTATTTGACAGCTTGAGGACCTTTTGTCATTCTTGCATCACAACACAAGAAAGGAGGCAAAATGACAGCATCTGTGCATATCAAAGACGACCTGCACTGGCGTCTGAAAGTCATCGCGGCGACGAAAAAAACGTCGTTGCGGGAAGAGGTCGAGGAGGTTTTGCGCGAACACACTGAGAAAGAGTGGAAGCGCCTCGGGATCAAAAGGGGGAAGGCATGATCGATCTTGACGTAGACAACGAAAAGCCTCGTGGGCTCGAGGCAGCAGACGCGGCAGGCATCTTGCTGACAGCAATTATTTTAGCCTGCGGTACTGTATCAATGGCCGGTCTGATCTGGTTTGCTTATGAGGTCATGTCATGGATCGGATAGAGCAGGTTTTTGGCGTGGCGCTGTGTATCGGCCTGCTTTTGCTGATCGCGGCGCAGATGTGGGGGTTAGCATGAGGGCTTATCTGGCAAACGAACACGAAGCGATTTGCGGGGACTGCGGCGAGCCCTGCGATGTCACGTGCATTGACGACTCTTTTGACTATGACGGGCCGTGCGGGACAGTTGCGACTTACCGCGCCCATCATTGGGAGTCCGTCTGCTGTGGGGCAGAGCCGAAAACCGAGCGCGGACACAGGTGGGAGCCGCGATACGACTACTGAGTTACCCGCCCCACGCACCCTCCTGGCGGGGGCGGGGTTTTTTACAGAAAGGATTACGGAGATGAAAGACAACTCAACTCTTGAATTGATTATTCCAATGCCGACTAGCGCTTTAGAAGTTTTTCAGGGCGGGAAAATCGACCCTTTGATTTCGGCTATTGAACGTGAAGTCAGAAAACACCAGCCCAATGTCAAAACAGCAAAAGGCAGATCTGAAATAGCATCTCTGGCACACAAGGTCGCCCGGTCAAAGACCTATCTTGACGGACTTGGCAAAGACCTCGTCGCCGACTGGAAGAAAAAAGCGTCCGTAGTTGACGCCGAAAGAAAGCGGGTCAGAGAGCGCCTTGACTGCCTCAAGGACGAGGTTAGGGCGCCGCTGACGCAGTGGGAGGAGCGCGAGAAAGAAAGAATCGCAACTATTAAGTTGCGGATCGAACAGTTCGCATGCAACGACGAGGACCAGGAATTAAACTCAGAGCAGTTGGAAAAAAAGATTAACACATTGAAGAATGAAATCATTGACGAGTCTTTTGAAGAATTTGCCAACGAGGCCGCTATCGCGAAAGACCGTGCCCTGATGCGCCTCGAAGCCAAGCTCAAAGACCAGTTACAGCGCGAAGAGGAACAGGCAGAACTTGAGCGTCTACGCAAACAAGAGCAAGATCGCCTTGAAAAAGAAGCCGAAGAGTCCCGCAAGCGTGAAGAGCAGGAGCGCCTTGAGCGGGAGAAGGCCGAACGCGAACGCGCCGTCAAAGAGGCAAAGGAAAAAGCAGAGCGCGAAGCCGCCGAACGAGAAGCCCGCCTCAAAGAAGAAAACGCAAGGCTCGAGCGTGAAGCAAAAGAGCGCGAGCAGCGCATAAAAGAAGAGGCCAAACGTCGCGAAGAAGAAGCCATCCGGCGTGAGCGCGAACGGGCCGAAGAAAAACGCCGGCAGGAAGAGGCGGAAAAGAAGCGCCGAGAAGAAAACAAGCGCATCCGCAGTATAACAAAAAAACAAGCCGTAGCAGCTCTCATTGATGCTGGGCTTACTGCCGAATCTGCCGATATTGCCTTCGAAGCTATCGCCGCGGGGAGTGTACCGAAAATGTCGGTTAATTATTGAGGAGGATGACACTATGACCAAGCAAGAGATTGGATTGACGATAGAAAAATTGGAGAAATGGCGCAACGAAAAGCCTGACTATAGAAGCTACAAAGTTGAGGCTGAGCCTGAACGCTACCGCAACGGGCATCATATCCACAATCCCGTCCGCGCGTGGCTTTGGGATTACGATGTTTGCTTCGGGTCCGCAATCTACTCGGATGCAGAGATTGACGCGCTCGATCTTGTGGCTCTCAAGCGCGATGAAAACATGCGGACGCTTGAGCGGATCAAAGCTGAGATGGCAGAACTTGGCGGGGAGGTGGAATGATGGCATACGCAAGCGAAAGCGGACATTTCTACACCATCGACGGCGAGCCTGCTTACGAGATCGAAATGAAGTCGCGCCCTGGAGAGATGCGGGCGACAACGGTTCGAGATGCCCGTAAACTTGGCCTTGTGCCGAGCGTAACCACGGTGCTGAACGTGCTTGCCAAGCCTGGCCTTGAGCAGTGGAAGCGCACGAACATACTTCACAGCGCCCTGACCCTGCCTATGATCGACGGGGAAAGCCTCGATGACTACGCCAAGCGGGTAGAGATTGACGCGGCAGAGCAGGCAAAGAAGGCGGCAGAACGAGGCACACGCATTCACGGCAGTATCGAGCGTGCTTTTCTCGGCCTTGACTACGACGAGCAGGACGTACCCTTTGTCGAGGCGGCGTTTCGTGAGGTGGAGAAGATCGCACCCATCGACCAGTGGAGAGCGGAGCGGTCATTTTCCCACCCTCTGGGATACGGCGGAAAGTGCGACCTTTACACGCCCGGGATTGACACGCCCGGAATTGTTGTTGACTTTAAGACCAAGGAATTCAGCGAAGGGGCAAAATTAGGGTTCCCGGAACAGGCTTACCAACTCGCTGCGTACCGGGAAGGGTTCGAGATGCCAAGGGCGCGAGGGATCAATATTTTTATCAGCGTGTCAGAGCCTGGTCTTGCGCTCCCTATCGAATGGAAAGAGGACGACCTTGACAGCGGGTGGAGCGTCTTTAAACACGCACTTGAAATCTGGAAGTTGACTAAAAAATACGACCCGGCGGGAGCATTCTGGAGGACAACATGAACGCATTATCGAAGATACAGGCGGAGTTGAAAGCTCCGAAAAATCAGGAAAATAAATTCGGCGGGTATAAATACCGCTCATGCGAGGATATTCTGGAAGCAGTAAAACCGCTGCTGGCAAAACACGAAGCCTGCATGACGATCACAGACAGCATAGTTGAGGTCGGCGGAAGGGTTTACGTCAAGGCGACGGTTAAATTTCAGGCATCAGACGGGACAGCTCATGAAGTTGATGGTTTTGCCAGAGAAGCCGAAACAAAGAAAGGGATGGATGAGGCACAGATAACCGGTGCTGCATCATCTTACGCCCGCAAATATGCCCTAAACGGTATGTATTGCATTGACGATACCAAGGATGCCGACGCGACCAACGACCACGGCAAGGCACCGCAGCGCAGCAACGGCCCGCACCAGGCGAAGAACCTCGCAAAGAAGGGCGACATTGATGACTTCATCGACACACTGACCGACTTCTGCGCTGACAAAGACCTCGATATTGACGGCTGGCTTAAGTCCAACAGCGGCGGCAAGGTTGCGCTGAAAGACCTCAAGGACGGCAAGATTTCAACTCACGGACTCGGCGTGCTGCAAGGCGCGCTTGAAGAAAGGAAAGCACAATGAGCGTCAACAAGTGGATCGGCATCGGAAATCTTACCCGCGATCCTGAATTGAGACTGGCCGGAGACACGCCGGTCTGTAACTTTTCGATCGCCTGCAACGAGAGATACAAGGACCGCAACGGGCAGCAGCAGGAGAAGGTCGAGTTTGTCAACATCGTGGCTTGGCGAGGGCTTGCGGAAGTCTGTTCGCGCTTTTTGCACAAAGGCAAGCAAGTATATGTCGAAGGCAAGCTTACAACGCGCAAGTGGCAGGACAAGGACGGCCAGGATAAATACACGACCGAAGTTGTTTTAAGCGACATGCAGATGCTCGGCTCCCGCGATGACGGCCAGCGCGAACAACGCCCGGCGCAGCAGGCACAGCACGGCGGCGGGTATGAGGATCACCATTTTGATCACGGCGATGATTCAATTCCATTCTGAGTTCACACGGCAAGTTCGCTGCCACTTGTGTTAAGGGAGGCGCGGCCCCTGCGGACACCGCTTATCAAAGGGGGAGTGACGTTGAAGCACAAGATCATCATCCGAGACGACACCCAACGCGCCCGCGCTATCGAGGTAATCCGCGCCACGCCTGAAGATCATGAGGTGGTGATCAGGCCGCATAAGAGCAAGCGGACTTTGGATCAGAATGCACTTTACTGGAAGTGGCTTGACATTATTCGCCTGCACATTGCCGACAGCACCGGACAATTTTACAGCGCAGAGGATCTTCACGAGTTTTTCAAGTCACGTTTTACCCAGGCGCGAACGGTGGAGGTAGGCGGCGACGTGGCGACGGTGCGAAGGACGACCACTAAACTCAACACGGCTGAATTTTCAGCGTACATGGAAGCGGTGGACAGGTATTGCATTGACCGGATGCAGCTTTATTTGCCGCAGCCTGGAATGGAGGACGTAGCGTGACCAAGGCCCAGAAGCAACGCCGAGACAAAATCACCCGCCTCGGCTGCATTGTCTGTCTG